TTTCTTAATCGTTACTTGGAGACATCTAAACCTACCAGACCCTACACCTGTTCAGTTAGACATAGCTGAATATCTACAATATGGTGCAAGACGTAAAATCATACAGGGATTTCGTGGTGTAGGTAAGAGTTGGATTACATCTACCTATGTAGTGTGGAGACTTCGTATGAATCCACAACTAAAATTCTTGGTCGTATCTGCCAGTAAAGATAGAGCCGATAACTTCACTACATTTACCATGCGTCTTATCAATGAGATGCCAATACTTGCTGATTTAATACCCAGAGATGACCAGAGAAACAGTAAGGTTAGTTTTGATGTAAAACCTGCACAAGCAGATCACGCCCCTTCATGTTCTTCTAGAGGGGTTTTAGGGCAGATGTCAGGAGCTAGAGCAGATGAAGTTATCGCAGATGACGTAGAAGTTCCTAACAACTCCTATACACAGCCCATGAGAGACAAACTTAGTGAAGCTGTAAAAGAATTTGAAGCGATACTAAAACCAAATGGAAAGATTACTTTTCTTGGTACACCACAAGTAGAAAACTCTGTGTACCTGACACTAGAAGAAAGAGGATATGAAACAAGAATATGGACAGCTAGATACCCAGAACTAAAAAACAACTATGGAGATAGACTTGCTCCTAAAATTCAGAAAGAACTCCTAGAAGGACTTGTAAAGCCTAATGATCCTGTAGATCCTATAAGGTTCTCAGCACAGGATTTGATGGAACGTGAAGCTTCCTATGGTCGTTCTGGCTTTAATCTACAGTTTCAACTGGATACAACCCTTTCAGATCAAGATAGATACCCATTAAAAATAAACGACCTAGTAATCGCTTCTGTAAATAAAGAATTTGCACCCGAAAAAATAATTTGGTCTAATAATCCCGAATATGTCATTACAGATCTCCAATGTGTAGGTTTCAATGGTGATAGATTTTACCGACCAGCCCAAGAATTTGGTGACTTCATAGAATATACAGGGTCAGTTATGTTTGTTGACCCTTCTGGAAAGGGTAAAGATCAGACCGCTATAAGCTGTGTAAAGATGCTTAATGGTAATTTATACGTCACAGAGTGTTTAGGACTCTCTGGGGGTTACTCAGATGCCGTTCTGGAGAAGATTAGTAAGATTGCTAGAGACAATAACATAAATCAAATACTCGTTGAACAAAACTTTGGTGGTGGTATGTTCGCTGAACTGTTAAAACCCTTCCTAATGCGGTTCCACCCTTGCCAAGTTGAAGACGTTAGAAACAATAAAACCAAAGAACTAAGAATAATCGACACCCTAGAACCTGTAATGAACTCTCACAGGCTCATAATTGACCGCAAAGTGATAGAAAAAGACTTTCGTTCTAACCCTCAAGAGACACCAGAAAGAAGACTTAAGCTACAACTCGTTTACCAACTATCTCGTATCTCTCGTCATAGAGGTTCTCTGGTACATGATGACCTCGTAGACTCCCTAGCTGGAGCAGTTGCCTACTGGACAGACTATATGGCTCAGAATGAAGATTTAAACATATCCAAAAGAAAAGAAGAACTACTATCTATTCACACAGATAATTGGAATGATTTAATGAATAACACCATAACTCAAACTGCTATGGGTATGACCCCTCAACAAATAAGAAATACTAACGTATCTGACCAAGGTTTTATCAAGGATTTCTATTAGGGACCACTATAGGAGAAAGAGTCACCTCTACTCACTAAGATTACACTAAGGAATACACTTAGGATTGCACTAGGGGGGAGGACCCTTGACCTGCTGCTGCATGATCCTTACCCAAAAAAATTTAGGAACAAAAATTTGAAGGGGTTATACGTATATATAAAAAAAATTTTTACCCGTAGCCCTTGCAAAAATTACAAAAAAATAGCAACAGACAGGCAAAACCATTGATATAACTAGGATCTTATAATATATCTTATATTATTTGGGCTATTCTGGGCTATTTTTTTTGTTATATAGGTATATCTTTTTATATTATCGATAGGGAGGGTATATTTTACAGAATGTTAAGATGAATTTCTTAAGTGATACCAAGGGATAACAGAGAATCTATAAATCAATCTAACCAAAATAGTAATATATATATTAATATTATTATTAAGCGGCACAACCGACCGCACAACTTAGAACCACAAATGACTTTCACTTCAAAAAAACCAACAGTAAAAATCGAGGACGCTATTCTTAGCGACTTTATGGAACTACTGGACAATCAGCAACTAGACAATGTATGGACTAAAGAATGGACTTCTTCAAAGTCTCAAGGTCATATTAATTTTTTAACTGGTCATGCCTACAGTGGAGCTAATCCAATAATCCTTGAGATGTACCAAACATTAAGGGGACAAGACTTACCTTTGTGGGTAGGTTATGGACAAGCTAAAAAAGACTTAAATTGCATACCTAAGAAAGGCAGCAAAGCTGCAAAGATTCTTAGACCTAATCCAATTAAGATAGACCTTAAGAATGAAGATGGCAGCCCTAAGCTAGACAATGAGGGCAATCAAGAATTTATTATGAAAGTTACTTTCAAAGGAGCTAGTGTTTTCAATATTTCCGATCTAGTCGGATTAGATGAAAAAGCACAAAACAAACTTAATAAAATTATTGAATCATTCAAAGCTGACTGTAAGAAGTCAGAACGTCCATTAAGTGATAGATGCAAAGATGCTTACGATCGTCTTATGATCTACGCAAAAGATTTAAAAGATGGCGTAAAGCATAGAGGTGACCAAGCATATTACACGGAAGACTATGTAGTAATGCCACCTAGAGAATCATTTACTAATGATGAAGCTTATCTTTCTACACTTGCACATGAGTTTGCTCATAGTACTGGCACAAAAGATAGACTAAATCGCAAATGGTTCCACGAGTATGGAACTTATCGAGGACTTGAGGAGATGACGGCAGAATTTACAGCCGTTTTGGTATCAAATCGACTTCAGATAACTTGTAATACTCAGAACCACGCCGCTTACTTATCAGGGTGGGCAAAGGCTGTTAAGAACAGCAAGAGTCCATCACAGGCACTTATGAAAGTATTTAGTAATGCTGTCAAATCTGCCGATATGATAATAGGTGAACAGTAACCAGACTCTTTCTTAGAGGGCTATACAGCCCTCTCTGAAAGGCTCATAAACCTTTCTTAATAAACTTACCTTTTGGGAACCACAATGGACACAACTAAACAGTATGAAAAAACAATTCAATTAAGAATTGATAAGAAGATTTCTGCTTTAAAAGAATTTATCTACCAGTTAAAAGATAATCAAACTCTTTTAACAATAGAAGCAGATAGAGAAGCATTAATTAATGCTTGTAATTCTTTAGAAAAATATGAAGAAATATCTAATCAACTTTATAATAGTTGACTCTTTCTTAGAGGGCTATACAGCCCTCTCTGAAAGGCTCATAAACCTTTCACTTGTAAACCTTACATTTAGAACCACAATGGAATCTAACAAACATCAAATCAACTTACCAGAGTCAGAATTCAAAATGCTAATCAAAGCATACGAAGACAGATTATGGAAACACATTAAACCAATACAAAGGTTTGAAACTGGAGTTGAGATACAACGTTATCGCACCAGTAACGAATTATTGGAATGTGAACAAATGAATTTTAAAATCATGATGGGTGACCACAATTACAGGGTCGGACTTGGTACACCTGATTGTTTGACTAACATTCCTTACACTAGAAAATTTAAAAATCCTACTGTTTATAGAGAATGGTATCTAACAGAGATCAGACACAGCTACAACGAAATTCATGCAAGGATTCAACAGTTAGCTCAAAAGATTGGCTATGACTACAGCCATTTAATAGGGCAACTTAACTTCACAGAGTTAGAGCAAGCCAGTATTGATTATTGGTTAGAAAAAAATGCTAGACCACCAGTAAATAGTTAACACCTTAACACCAAAGTCAACCCTAATAAACTTACCTTTTGGCGGTTTAGGGGTTGACTTTTTTTATGTCTTGAATAATACTAGATATAGTTATGTTTATTCATAGCTAATTAAAACAACCAAAAAGGAGAACCACATTATGATGTTTTCATGTTTACAAGGCTACGCCCTTACAACTTACGACAAGCTAGTAGAAGTACTAGGGGAACCTGATTATAAAAGAGAAGGAACCTACAGTAATCCATCAATCCATGACGGTGACGGTAAAGTATCAGTTGAGTGGGATAAAGAACACTTTACTGTTTATGATTGGAAGCTAGACGAAACACCTAAAGGCCAACACTATTGGCATATAGGTGGCATGAATCCAACAGCCTTATCAAAGTTTGAACAGGCTACAGGTATCAAGACAGGAAGAAACTAACATGGATTACGAAATTAAAAAGGTAACTATGTTTGACAACATAGGTTTATATGATG